AGACGATAGAATTGATGATGCTCTGCAGTTATACCAAGAGTATCATCATGACGCTACTATTAAAATTTATATGAAACACCAAGTTACACAAGATGATATCAATAATAAGTATATTCCTATTAACGATAATATCATATATGTAACACGTGTTTTACCTTTATTATCCGAGTCTAGTACAATAAACATGTTCGATATTCAATATCAGATGCATATGAATGACTTATATGACCTGAGCTATATTGGAGATCTTGTACACTACGAAATGGTACAACAATACATGTCATTGCTAGATATGAAAATAAATGGCCAAGGTGAATTTATTCGGTATAATCGCCATATGAATTTACTTCATATTGATATTGACTGGGAAAATACAGTAAGCGTTGGCGATTATATTGTGGTTGAATGTCAACGCATAGTTGATCCAGGAACGTATAGTGATGTATATAATGATATGTTCCTTAAGCAATATGCTACTGCTTTGATTAAACAACAATGGGGTGCTAACCTAATTAAGTTTGAAGGTATGACGCTCCCAGGCGGTATTACGTTAAATGGTAGACAGCTCTTTGATGATGCCACAACTGAAATCCAAACTATTAGAGAACAAATGCAATTAAATTATGAAACTCCAGTTGACTTCTATGTGGGGTAAGTTATGGCAACTAATGTCTACTTTTCACAAAAGGTAAGAGCAGAACAACACCTTTATGAAGATATAGTCATTGAGTCTCTTAAGATGTATGGGCAAGACGTTTATTATCTTCCCAGAAATGTCGTAAGTATCGATACTATATTGAATGAAGATATCGAATCTAATTTTGATGCATCATATACGATTGAGATGTATATTGAAAATCAAGAGGGATTTGAAGGCGATGGCGATATCCTTTCTAAGTTCGGAGTAGAGATCCGAGACCAAGCTAACTTTATAGTTTCTAGACGTAGATGGGAACAACTAGTCGGTGTCTATAATAATGGTATTAGTTCAGATAGGCCGAATGAAGGTGATTTAATTTACCTTCCGCTATCTAAGTCATTATTTGAAGTTCGTTTTGTTGAAGATGAAACTCCGTTCTATCAGTTATCAAATCTTCCGGTGTACAAACTACAATGCGAAGTATTTGAATATTCTGGTGAAAGCATTAACACTGATAATACAGTACTAGACAACTTACTTAATCAGAGTATTGCTGGCGAGATTACGTTATCACTTGATCCGACAGATAACAATGGTATAGAATTTATACTCGGCGAAGCAGTCCAACAAGAAATCACAGCAGGTAGTGGCGAATATGTTACTGGTAGAGTTGCTAACTATGAACCGGCAAAGAATTTAATCCATATCACTGATTGGGCAACAACTGATGGGAAATACCACGTTTTCAATGGTGGTCTTTCGTTAACTGGTCTAGAGTCTGGAGCAGTCCATGATGTAGTAGATGTGTATGATATGAATTCACCGAAGGTCAAAGATACAATGTACAATGATCCGTTAGCTCAGAATCAAGATTTTGAAAGAGCGGCAGATGATATTATAGATTTCAGTGAAAACAATCCGTTTGGAGATATATTATAATGTTGTCAGATCATTTTTATCATGCGACTATACGCAGAACTATTGCTGCATTCGGCTCTATCTTTAATGATATAAAGGTAGTAAGAAAAGATGGAGACGGCCAAGTTCGTCAAATCACGCGGGTACCATTAGCATATGGTCCTAAGCAAAAGTTTTTAGCGCGCGTTACTGGTGATAGCAAGTTATCGAATGAAGCAATCGTTGCAATCAAATTGCCGCGCATGTCATTTGAGATTACATCATTGGAGTATGATCCACAATCCAAAATCGGAAAGATGAATAAACTTCGTCGAGGAAGTATTACCGATGGATCACAACAGATAGTCTATACTAATTCTCCATATAAGATCGGAATCTCTCTGTCTATATTAGCAAAAAACCAAGATGATGCTTTGCAAGTAGTTGAGCAAATCTTACCGTACTTTCAACCAGAATATACAATTACGATTAATGAAATTCCTGAAATCGGCGTAAAGGGCGATATTCCAATCGTGCTTACAGGTGTCAATTTAACAGACGACTATGAAGGCGATTATTTAACTCGTAGAGCTATCATATACACGTTAGACTTTTCGACTCGAGTGCGATTCTATGGTCCTATACAGGATAAGAATGTAATCTTAACTTCTTCTGTTGACATAAATAACTTAGAAACGTTTGGATTTATTGAAGAGGCTACAGCTGAAGCTGCAGCAAATACTGATCTGACTAATCAAACCTTGGTTGATGCATATGATGATGTATCAGAAGGTATAGACGAAACTGATGATAATGCGATTACGTGATGAATAAAAATAAAGATGATATAGATGACGATTACGAATTTGCTAGATCTAAATATTATAATCTAGCAGAGAAAGGTGATGAAGCAATTGAGCTAATGATGGAACTAGCGCGTGAATCTGAGCATCCGCGAGCTTTTGAAGTACTATCAAATATGATGAAACAAAATGCTGAAGTCGCTGATCGTCTAATGGAACTACAAAAGAAAAAGAAAGAAGTTCGAGCTGAATCAAAAACACCAGCTTTACCGAACAGCAATCTAACCCAAAATAATGTATTTGTCGGAAGCACTACTGATTTACAGAGAATGCTAGGCAAGAAATTTGAAGAGAAAGCAAATGTCATTGACGCTGAAGAATAGTGATGCTGGATATTTAGGCAATCCAAATATTAAGCGGGATGGCATCCAACAAAACTTTTCAGAAGATGAAGTACGAGAATATGTAAGATGTATGAAGGATCCTTCGTACTTTGCTCGTAAATATATTAAAGTAATATCTCTTGATGAAGGTCTAGTACCATTTGACCTATACCCATATCAAGAAAAAATGTTTGATCATTTCAAGTCTAATCGATTCTCTATTGTATTAGCATGTCGACAATCAGGTAAATCTATTTCTTCTGTTGCGTACCTATTGTGGTATGTTACATTTCATCCAGAAAAAACTGTTGCAATCCTGGCGAACAAAGGTGCTACTGCACGTGAGATGTTAGCAAGGATTACATTGATGTTAGAAAATCTGCCATTCTTTTTACAGCCAGGATGTAAAGCTGTAAACAAAGGATCTTTAGAATTCTCAAATAACTCGCGTATTATTGCAGCTGCAACATCTGGTTCCTCTATTCGTGGTATGTCAGTTAACCTACTCTTCCTAGACGAGTTTGCATTTGTTGAAAATGATGCACAATTTTATACTTCTACATATCCTGTAATTGCTGCAGGTAAAAATACTCAAGTAATTATTACATCTACTGCGAATGGCATTGGCAATGTGTATCATAAGCTATATGAGGGAGCAATACAAGGCACAAATGAATTTAAGCCATTCCGAGTAGATTGGTGGGATGTACCTGGTAGAGATGAAGAATGGAAAAGACAAACAGTATCCAATACATCTCAACTACAGTTTGATCAAGAGTTCGGAAACAATTTCTTAGGTGTTGGTAATACGCTTATCTCGCCAGACGCATTGCTTAATCTTAAATCCTATGACCCTATATCATATAATCACAATGTCAATGTATACGAAAATCCTATCCAAGGGCATGAGTATATGATGTTTGTGGATGTTGCAAAGGGAAGAGGACAGGACTATTCTACGTTTAATATTATAGACACTACTTCTAGGCCATTTAATCAAGTTGCTGTCTTTAGAGATAATAACATATCTCCGATATTATATCCTGATGTAATATACAAATATGCTAAAATGTATAATGAAGCATATGTAGTTATTGAGTCTAATGACCAAGGCGCTGTCGTTTGTAATGGATTATATTATGATCTAGAATATGAGCACGTATATGTTGAGTCTATGATTAAAGCAAACTCGATTGGTATTACGATGACGCGTAAAGTAAAACGTATTGGTTGCTCTAATATAAAAGACTTAATCGAGCAGAACAAAATTAAAATTAATGATTCAAATACTATAATAGAACTATCTACGTTTGAATCAAGAGGAACGTCGTACGAAGCAGCAAGAGGTAATCACGACGACTTAGTAATGAATTTAGTGCTTTTTGCATACTTTACTACTACTGCATTTTTTAATGATCTCACTGATATTGACCTAAAGTCAATGCTATATCACGAAAAGACTAGGGCAATTGAAGATGATATTGTTCCAGTTGGCATAATGAGCGATGAATTAGACTCAAATTCTAATTTTATCGTCGAAGACGGTTTAGTTTGGGAAGAAGTGAAGTTCACATAAAAAGCTAGAAAACGTTTATATTATAAATAATGATTAGATTGGTATAAATACCTTATTATGTGTCATATAATAATATAGAGTTTTCATCTATTTTGGAAGAGGAATAAACATGGCTTTTCAAGTATCACCAGGTGTGCAGGTTCGAGAAATCGATCTGA